TTTAAGCGACATATGGTAGGGCCCTCCTCAGCACCTACCATATCCGCCGATCGAGTCACCGGGAATCCGCTATAGCTGCACGAAACCTGCGCCAGAACCATTTTTCCACGCCGATCCACACCAAAGCACGCACCTACGACGCCCTGTGGTGCGCCGTCGGCGACATTTGCGACCTCTTCGATCCCGACGAATGCTGGAACTACCTCAAAAATGCAGGATACGTTGCAGATTAAACGCCCGAGGCTCTAAAGCACAAATTCTGTATTTGCCTTAGCCATCCCGAGACCAGGTCTCCACGTCGGTCGAACTTGGGCCTTTTTGCCCAGTAACCACGGTCCGCGCGGTAAACGAACCGGTTCGCACAACAAACACCCCGCGACCGCGTCGAGCCCGTCGTCGCGAACCTTGCCTCCCAGGTGCCACTCGCGCATCTCCGAAACAAATGGTCCACTCCAAACGCTTTGATGCGCGTGTAGTCGGTTTGCTGCCAACACAGCATCGAATGCCTCCAAAATCCGAAGATCTTTGTTTTTGGTCGAGGTCCTCTCAATTACTGGAACAAAGAGCCCAACTTCTCGCAACTGTTGACGGAGTAATCCGGGCAAAAACTTACCCAATCCATTTGTTTCAAGGTTAACGGCCGGTAAATAGAACTCTTGAACAAAACGGGCAACTTTTCGGCACATTTGAGTTGCTGCATCAATTTCGATCGTTCGTTCGGGGTCGTGTTCCATATATCGTACTTGGTGCAGCCAATAGTCACCTTCTTCATCCGTGAAAACTGCGGCAACAACGCTCGAATCTCCCTTAGTCGGCGAACCATAGGAGGGATCCCACCAACAGGAGGCTGACACCAACCGTCGGCTGCCCAAAGTTAGACGCGCCTCCCCATTGCCTTCCGAATAGACAAGCTCAGCGTCATAGGTCCTCAGTTGGTCTGCGTCGAGGCGGCCCTCTGCGGGATTCTGGGGCTGAAGCATCATCTGGCTGCCAAACTTCAGTGGCCCAGTCCGCCGGCGAATTGTCTCGACCATCTCTAAGGGGAACCGCTCGGGCCACTGGCTACAGTTTCGTTTGTCGAGCAAAGGTAGCTCGAGCTTCTGAAAGCCGTCTAGGAAAGCTCTGTCTCCTTCCGGACCGGATGTCGCCTCGGTCGCATAGATTGTATAGTAACTGTGAGGAGTTCCCACATAAAGCTGAAGACCACCTGGAACGAGAACGTAGTCAATCTCTCTGAGGCGAGATCGCAGGTCCAGACGTTTCGCTGCAGTGTCACAGGTGTTGGGCACCTCGACATCATCACAGATGACGACGTCGGCCCGCAACCCCGTGATGTTTGCATCGATACCTTTGGCCAGCATCGATGGATCACGAAGTTCGGAAGGCCGCTGCACCGTGAATTGATCAGCGGCCCACTGATCTGTGCGCGGTGGTTTCAATCGTCTGGTCAGCGGGTGGCGTTCAATTACCCGTTTGACATTACGCGCCATTTTTTTTGCTAGGGCGAAGTCTGCTGCCAGTACTAGCATCCTGAGGTTTGGATCTTGAAGCAGTAACCATGCTGAAAACAAACCGACCAAGGTTGATTTTCCGGAGTTCCTGAACGCTAGCAATGCAAGCTCGCGATCTCCTTGTTCCCAGCGAGCACTCAACCATCGTGTTATGCGAATGTGCAGGTCAGGCATGGTCATGCCTTGATGACGGTTCCAGATCCAAACAAATTCTGGAAAGTCCAAGAGCTTCATTTTCAGAACTTCCTCCGTTAGCGCTCGCTTCACTTTTGCCCATGGCCTTCATAAGGATTGGAAACAGCTGGGCCACGCTTCATTCGACGACCACGTTGGGCAAAGCGTCTGGAGCCAATCGAAACATCTAAACACCAGGCATTCGTGGAAACGAGACGATCTTAAAAGTCCTACTCGAAACTCATGCTGGCCGAACCAGTCGTCGGGTGAGGAGCATGACGGAGGTGGCGTAGAGGAACGCAACGGCCGAATCGATAGTGGCCTCGCCGCCCTTGGCGAGGCGCCGGTTGCAGTTGATCCAGGCGAGAGTCCTCTCGACCACGCAGCGTCTGGGCAGGACTTGGAACCCGACGTGGTTGGCGATCTTCTTGACGATTTCGAGGGTGAACGAGGTGGCCTCTTCGAGGCGGTCGGCGCCGTCGGCGAAGGCGAGCTCAACAAGCTGAAAGTTGTCTCGCGACGCTTTCAGCAAAAGGATGGCGCCGTCGCGATCCTGGATGTCGGCTGGGTGGGCTTGGATCATAGCGGGCGTCCCTCGGTGTCGACCATGGCGTGGCGCTTTCTGCTCTTGATCTTCTTGTCGGCGTCATAGCCGCGCGGGCCTCCGGCATCGACCGTTTTGATGCTCTGGCTGTCGATCACTGCCGTCGCGGGAGAGGCCTCGCGTCCGACCCGTTGGCGACTTTGCATCACCAAGTGGTGGTTGATGGTTTCGAACTTGCCCTGGCGGCGGAAGCGCAGAGATCAACCGTAGACCGTCGTCATCGGCGGGAAATCCTTGGGCAGCAGTCGCCAGGCGCAGCCCGAGCGCAGCACATAGAAGATGGCGTTCATGATCTCCCGCATCGTCCACAGCCTAGGCCAGCGCGTCCTGGTCGGCGGCGGCATGAACAGGACGATGATTGCTCATTCCGCATCAGTTAGGTCGCTTCCGTAACGCAGCTCATCGCGGCTATGCTGGCGATGGGTGGTCGGCGTCCACATGATGCTCTCCAAACTGGCTTTAACAACCGTCTCGAATCACATCTGAATCCGGCCATCCACCCCAAATTTGAGCTTCAAGACGGCCTCTGAGAAATCAGCCTAATAGATAACGCCTGAAGGTTGCCATACATATTTCCGAAAACAAATCTCTCAATAGTCTCTGCCAAACTGTCGATTCCATGTAGTCTTCCCAACCTACCTTTCCTCCATTTCCGATTCGCCATTTCGCAGTCGGTGAAGTCTGAACGGGTCGGGATCTGGCTCTGTAAGTTCATCCAGAGCATTTATCTCGGAAGCAAGTGCAGCGATCAATATGAACAGACCAATAACCGTCAAAGCCGAGCAAGTCATTTAGACCGCTCTCTAGACACTTCCTGGAGCGTAACACCAGCGTTCTCGGCCCGCCGGAGCACCAACTCCGCTACAAACGCAGCATACTCCGGACAATCTCTGAGCAGTTCATCAACCCACGCCCGACCGAGATTTGGATGAACTGCAGCACCGCTAATGGAGGAAGGATTGAGCAATGGACTGTGGCAGCGAAGTTTGCGTAACCGTTGCCTTTCAATTTCAGCCTGGAGCAATGCTTGCAAGTTGAAATTCCTTGTGTTGGCAACCACAACGTCTGCCACTGTACGTGCTTTTTCCAGGTTCGAGCACGCTGGCGCGGTCATGATCAATACCGACAACATTAAAAACAAAACAATTTTGACGCCCCTCCTTTCAAAAATTAGATTTACCAAAATTTCTCTTACATCATTAAAGAACGAATACACGATAATATCTCCTGCTATAAATATTCTCTATCGCATCTTATACAAAATTTTTCACTCATATATTTAGCAACATTATTAGTACTTATGAATTTTATTACTCTGAATTGCCGCCCGAGCCTCCAAGATCAGTTGATCGATATCGCTGTCATCTTCCGACACGATACCGTCACCCATAGCCTGCTCCGCCCACGCCGCAATTTTTATGAGTAGTTGAAGATGTGTCAGCGCCGTTCGACAAGCTGCTTGATATGCCACAAACGATTTCACATCGTTTGAGGTTAGTGTCGTTGTAAATTCCTTATATTCATCAGCCGCTTTAGAAAGAAAAACCGGCATTCCATCAACTAGTTCAAAACAAAAATCCTGTAATTTACTTGTCATCTCATCAACACAGCAGGTTTCTATCCACGCAAAAATTATTTTATCATCACTAATTAATTTGTATAAATCATTTAAAACACATAATACATAAAAATCCATACGAATGTTTATAAATTAATAAACATAAATTAGTTCGAAAAATTTTACGAAATATTTATATTATAGCGGCAACTAAAAAATAACTCACTTCTTGTTTATGTGGTTTGTAGTGTATGATTTTTCTAATATTATATTTTGTATTTGCGATAAGGTGGAGTGGTTCGCATCTACTCTTTTTGTTAGAGATTCCAATGCTTCTTCAAGTATTCTCCCTCGCGCCGCACCAAAACCACCTGCCGTAACACGCTGTACAATAGATTCGAGAACTTTCATTTGCAGCTCAATATTTTCTTTCAGTGCAGTGAGTTGCTGAGTGTATATTTGATCTTGTGTGTTGATCTTGCTTTGATTTTGAACAATAGTCACACGCAAGTCTATTACCGCTACGGCTAAACCAACTATAGCCAAAACAGCGATTGCCTGAATGACGTCACCCAATCTTCGCATTAAAGGCGCGGAATCCACCTCCAGAGGCATGAAACTGTCCTTTCTTAATTTATCCTCTTTTCATGGGACATGTTATAATTATTAACGAAATAAAGTCTATACTGAACACTTATATATATAACAAATTTGGAAATTTGGTTATTTAAATATTCGTGTGTCAGTTCACTTTATAAGTATACGATGTTGTATTTTATTGGCTATGTAAACGCGCAGAATCTTGTTGCATTGAAATCCGCTCTCAGGAGCTTTGGAACTAGGCTTGATGGGCTGGAAAGTGAACGGTTTCCAGCAAACCAACTCCACAACTGTATGGGCACATAAATCGGATCTGGTCTAATATCCGATAAGCGAAGATCGTGCGGATTGTCGTTGAACGAGACCCAGTGCGGTCTGCGACAAGGAACCATAGGAGTCCAGCAGACTTTTACGTCTCGAATACGAAGACTGATCCTTGAGAAGGTTGATGCGGTTGTTTGCTAGGGAGCGCTCCTCAGAATCCTGTCGTTGTGCCTCCATTGCTAGACCTGCCAGAACCGCTTCGGCCGAGCCGGTCGAAGAGATGCCTTGGGCTCCAAAGCGAGCTCTCTGTGCAGCCAACGCATGCCTAAGCCGCTCGCGTCTCCGTCGTTCATCAAGCATTTGAGCTTGTTGGATTTGCTCGATTTTGGAGCGAGCGTTGGCGTCACGAGCCGCCTGTTCATTGGATTGCTGAGCAGCGGTCAAACCCATCTTCATGGCGGGAATCGCCATCGAAAGAATTGCGTCGGTTCCACCAGCGGTCATTTCGGTGAAGTCCTTCCATTATTTTGCAGTCCGTAGGTGTGCTGCAAAAAGCTCGGCAAGATTGTCCGATCGGCCACCTGCAAGGTACGCCCTCTACCGAGCTTGACTCAATTGAAACTCAATACCAGACTTTCTCATCATCACGGGATGACGAAGTGCCGACGGTATCGTGATAGCTTAACCGTTCATACTCATCTCGGTTGATACGGAGAGGAGCGTAAAGGGCAAGGGTGTATCCTGTTCGATGCGCCACAGAGGAGAGGTATCGTTGGACCGCCAACCAATGGCACGCACGGTTTTGTCTCCACAAAAGCCTAATAGTGGCCCACCAACAGGGGCATCCCCAAATCGCTTAAACGGCACGTCAATAAGGCCACGTCCGGTATCTAGGTGCAAAGTTGCCGTTTCCCAGAGACGAAAAGTAATAGCAATAGGGCGAACTTTCCGGCCCAGACTGCCACCAATGTTCGTGACGGTCGGCGGTAGAGGTTCAATATTGTGGACGTACCCAAGACCTACCTGAATAGAATTTGATGGCTCTCCAATGGAAACAGTGCCATCCCGCACCGTTGCATCGATATACACGGCGTCGTCCGCCGCAATTTTTACAGTTCGCCCCTCAAGGTGATCCAGTCCGCTCCATGCGGATTTTGCGATAGGGCTACTTCCAGCAAGACCACTGTCCACACAATATTTGGGGTCAAAAACCTCCACAGACATTCTGCCCGTGCGATCCACCAGCACATAGGTCTCATTGCCCACTGTTGCCACGGCCCGAAAAGCACCCGCGGTTTCCTGGAGCGTCCAGGCGCTCACCTGCTCTGCGCGGTAAACAGTCAGTGTTGCGAGAGTGCCATTGCCCATCACGACGTGAAATAGACGGTTGGACTTATCAAAATCCATATCAACTGGAGAAACAATCAGGTGTTCGGCAAGAACAGCTAGGTCGGATGCTTGATACGCCTGCTCGACATCGGTAAACAAGAACTCTCGCAACTGATCACCGGTTCTTGCTACGAATAGTGTCGCTCCGTCTACATCGCGAGGAGGAACTATCCTGTCCACTGGAGAACCGACCCGTGTTTGCCGTTGAAGTTGTATGCTGGTGGGAGATAGCGGGACACCAGCGACCATCCATTCCGCTCCAGATGTAAACACCTGGAGGTGACGACCAGAAAACACGGCTCTAACAGCATTTACTTGATCAGAAAGGATTGAGAACTCTATCGCCTCGTCATCCAATCCTTCTCCGAGGTCAAAATTAAACAAGTCGGCCGACTTTGATAACCAGAGTCGATTCGGCAAATCGCGCGACCCGCCTATGACCAATCGATCTTGATGAAAGGTGACGGATACAGGCCACCCCCGGACATGTGAGAACGCCTGTTCTTCCCAATCTTTCGTAGCTTTAGTATTGGCAAGGCTTTCCTTGACTTTTGCACTGACTTTCGTTGCCGACACTATTGTTGTGACCTCTACCTCCCTCCCGGCTACCCGAATTCGTATACCAGCATGGGCGGGGACAAATACATCCGCCGACGCGGTGATCGTAATTTGCCCGCTCGTACCGTTCGGCTTAAGCGTCACTTCTTCTTCTACAAACTTATGATATGGTTGATTAATACGATCATCTTCTTCGTAGAACAGCCAGTCCGCGATATGCCACTCGGACTCGCTCGCTCGAGTGATTTTCTTTGGGGGGACCTCAGGATGAACCACCAGCAGCGTGTCCGCGCTCTGCGTCCAATTGATCTGGCGCAATTGGTCTTCTGTCCAGGGCGTTGTGAACGAAGCAATTTTAATCCCCGACTGATAAACCTCTATGTTGCTGTCAGTAAAGACGAGAAGATACACTTGTTCAGTATTAAATTCGAATGAAAGCAGACGTCCTGGTCCGGGCGCTGAAGCGACGTACCTCAACCCGGACCGTCTACTCAAGCCACCAGTGGGGTGGATAAATACGTTTCGAAGCTTTGCGGCACCGTTTTCGTAGGAACGAAGATCGCTGCGGCCCAATAGGTGAGGCGACACCTCGCCTGCGGTGAAATTGGTTTTGTGACTACGAACTCGCGGCATTACCTTCGTTCCTCGATCAAACTAAAGTCTTCGAATCGGGGAGTCGTATCTTCTTGAGAGTCTATTAGTCTTGCTCGGCGTAGTTCTCTTTCGGCGATTTCCTGCAAACCTTCCCAGCGACTTGTGCTATCGGTCAACGGGATGCAAAACTCGGCAGCAAGACGAGCAATCAAAATCATATCAAAAAAAGGGGGGAAGTCGCTTTCATTCGGACGAGCAACATAGGTCAGAATCACGTGCTCATTGTTCGAATATAGACGCCGGCCAGAAATCCTATATTCGATTCCGCGACTTCGGTTGCCTGTACCCGCGGAAATTACCCTCAGGCACTGCGGCGGTAACTGGAATGCGTACAAAAAATCAGATGTCGGCTTTTCCAACAATCTTGCCAAGACATGTCGCGCAAGCGCAAAGTTCCATGGATGCAATGACAGCATCGCATCCCGCACGACAGGATAGAGGCTGGCCGCAACTTCCGCTTCCGCTGTGCCCTCATCAAACGACGCAATGCTGCTCGCACCTATTTTCAATAAGGCTCGCGAGCAAAGGTCAATACTACTGATTGCCATGAATGGCCTCCTTGTACACGCAGGGACATAACAATTAAAATAACTGAGCAATATTACAGGAGCGTATAAATAATAGCACGCATACACAAAACGTATTACGCTGATTTTTTCGAATAATTATGTTTGAGAATTACATAAGCCGATATTTTTCGTTGGTGCCTCTGTAGAAAAATCCCTACAGAGGCACCGATCGCAACATGACCGACTGTTAATCAGTGTCTGCGGCGCCAACCTGAGTAAGGTTCGCGATGTCAACGACGCTGCTTTCGTTGTAGTTGACGAGGAAGATTCCAGCTTCTGGATTGGCGCCGTCAGTGTCGACATTGGCCAAAATCATGTCGCCTACGCGAAGCATGTCTGCAGCATTGTTGAAATACCCGGCCGAGTCTGTATCTGTTGATGTGTCTGGCGTAGAGTAATGCCAAAGCGTAAAGCCATTTGCATAAGCTAAGACACTAAGGTTTTTGGGGTTGTATGCCATTGGTATGTTCCTTGTTAGCCTTCGAGGCAGCGAAGAGTTACGACTCCGGAGCCATCAATAAGACAGGCTCCTTGGCTCATCATGTTGTTGACAAAGTGAGCAGCATGATCTCCATGCCAAGTGATGTCCGTCTTGACTTCGGACCCGATTCCGTGGCCGACCGCCGTTTTGTGATACCAGAAGCAATACCGGGCGCTGCCGATTTTCGGTAAGCTGGAGTGCGGAATCCAGAGCGTGCCCAGCCATCTTTTAGCCTGGGTGCCTTTCCAAGGAAGTTCGTCGTCGCCGATGTAATCGGCGTTCGCGAATTCATCAATGTTGAGCAGATCGCTCCATTGCTTCCACCCAACCACGGCGAAACGCTGACCGTCATCAGGAACGTCGGTCTCCCCAAGCATTTCGAACGCAGTCAAGACCTTGAACTTGGTTAGCTCATCAGTGTCGGAACCTGCGAAATTTGTAGAGGTGGCCAACTGATTGATGACCATTTCGTCTGTCTTGCGGCCCAGGGCATATGCTCCGGCCTTGGCGACGACCTGCTGCTCGTTAATGTTGGTTTTAAGCTCGTCAAGCCGATCCACCCAGTCACCAGCGTAGTAATCTTGAAGAACGCACTCAACGGGAGTGTGATCCACATTCATAACTGGCACTAATCCGTGGCGGGCCTTTGTGCTTGCAATACCTTTTCCGACTTTCTGAAAGGTTGTCGTCGCACCAACAATGTTGTCCTTTGTTCTTACGGTATTGCGAAGTTTTGAGCCCATTTGTTGATACTGCACATGAACTTCAGCCTCAAAATTCGCAATGAAAGATTGTTCGACCTGGGTCGACATTCATTTTCTCCTGTTAGTATTTGGTCGAATATTGTTTTAGGCGCTTTGTTCGGTTGTGGTGCAGCCGCCGAACGAGGCCGCCTGGAATTCTCTGGGCCGCAAGCAATCCAAAGTTGCCGGAGGTTATCCAAGGGAAGAAGTTTTACTTGTCATTACACGCTAGCCGCCGGATAGCGGTCAAATAGCTAGCTCGGCAGACGAATTAAATTGGGGTGATATTAGAGACGGGGCGTGGTTCCCGGGCCCCCACGCCCCGCAGGAGGAGCGTCGCCACTAAAGCGCGCTCACTCCCTTTAATCCTTGTAAAGTGTGCGAAAACCTTGACGTACCTTTTCAACGACAGTCGGGTTTTGATCGCGCCAGTAACCGGGATCTTTCATCAGTTTTTTGAGATCATCTACACTGAGAGCGTCACTGCCCGTCTCACCTTTCTTTATCAAACCTGGCTCGGCGTTCGTCATCATCTGATGCATGGCGAGAACTCCCTCGTATGTACTGGCAAGCGCTTCCATTACATGGCTCGGCAATTGGGAACGAGCCCAAGTATCTATTTGGCGTGCGGTTACATTCCACTTTTCTTGGCCGCCAAAGTGGTTTACCAGCCGTTCAGTTTGCTGCTCGGCCTCGAACACCGAAGCGAGATCACCGATCATCGGTACGAGGTGCTCTCCCGCAAGGTCGTAAACGACTTGGACCTGATCTTCAGAAAATCCCGCAGCATGAAGTCGTTTGTTTATGTCAGGGTCGCTGGTTATAAAGTCATTGCTTATCTGAATATTGTAATCGTCGGGATCCGCTGGCGGCTCACGATAAACTGTGCTACCGAGTTTTCGCTCAAGCTCGCGGTATGACTTCACAAGCGCATCTGTTCGAATTTGACCACTTTCGTTGTCCCAGAATTTATCAGGCACTTCGTCTGGCTTTTGGGAGATAGTAGTACTAAAAAGCGTCTCTTCATTCATTTCTCTTTCGACTGCCTCGCCGCCAACCGTTTCAAGCAAATTCTCATTCATAAGGGCTCTCCATCGTTGTTGAACTGTTACCCATGGAAATACCGCCTTTAAGTGAGCCTTGTAACCGAGCGTGCTCGACAAGAGAAATGACGTATGAAACGAGTTGTCGTTGGCCTTCCATATGTCTCAGAAAAGCATCAGAGGCAGAAGGGCCAATAATTCTTGAATGTGTTACGTGTTTTAGATGCTTGAGTACCTTGATTCCGTCTTCTCCTCGAAAGCACCTTGCAAAGACGTGAGCCAGATTGTCATCAAGAGGTGGCGGTTCGTTATCGATGGAGGGCGCATTGGTTTCAAACCATGCCCACCCCAGTTCACGATTTGGCATTGGTAGGCTCCATCAGCAATGAGTCATTACGGTCCGTAAGCTGGTTCGCATTTTGAGCAGTTGACATCCCTTCAAACATTTTCGGCAACGTCGGAAAGACCATCAACGAGAACGTCGGCCAATTCGGGATCAATCGCGTCAGGGGACGACATGCTTCGGATTAACTCTTCTGGAACTCCGAGAGCACGTCCTAGCCAGGAAGCCGCTCGGGGTTGATCCACGGCGGACAAGGCCTCTGGGCCCATAGCCCTCACCGCGTCCAGCCAAACCATGGTGCTTTGAATATCCTGTTGAGCCTGATAGCGTGCCTGCGGAGATTTGTAATCGAGAACCACGAGCCCGTCATTTGTGGGTAGGTCGAAAATCTCACCTCGCCGGACAAGAATTCCCTGAGCTCTGTTCATCAAGGGAGTTAGCATTTCCGATTGCAGGCGTCCGTACGTGGCACCAAGAATGCGGGCCATTTCAGCGGCCCGCTCTACAACTTCAGTGGCAGTCATTCTCGGGCCATTGACTTGCCCCAGTTGATCCACCAGCAACGCTTTCAGGATTCTCGATCGCAACTGATCTAAAATGAGTTGTGAGACGTCAAACCGTCCCGGTGCTTCAAGAGGTCTTAGCCCTGCGGACCCGACAGCCTTGGGAATGATTGTCCCCGGCGCTAGCTTGATCGTTGCCGGGTTGATGACACCATCGTCATCAACCTGCCAGATACCAGTGACGGCAATGGATGCATTTTTCAACACCAACTCGACAACTTTGTTGGCTGTTTTGATGTCGGGAAGGGCCTTCATAACTGGGGAGCGGCCGTATGTTTCACCTGGTGCTTTCAGCCAACGGAAATTAATGAATGGTGACGAGGCAAACCGGCCTTCCGCTAACACAACAGGATTGTCAGCAGAAAGAGCGTCTTCTTCAGTAACCGCTAGGTACGAATAACCGACATCGCTTGGGACGACCGCTTCAATAATCGCAATACGAAAGCCCGCGTCATTCTGAATGCGTCGCATGAGTCCGTCGAAGCTGGCTGCGGCAGGAAAGCGAGCCAATAATTGTGAACCTGTCACTTCGCTGCTACGAAACGTCGTATCGAGCCGACCCGATGGTCCCTCTTCTAGGACCACTTGGGCCAGAGGGATGGCCGTAAATCTAAACGCGGATCTCTCGCCAGAAGGCGCTTCCTCAAGCAGAAGAGATGCCGTTCCGGCCGTCACCAAGTCTAAATAGCATTGATGAATCTCAACAGAAAAGTTTGAACGATCGAAATGCGATTGTAGAATAGCCGTGGATTTCTCAAGCTCAATTGCAAGTTCTTGGCGATCCATTTCTTTGGCTTCAGGACCGACAGAAAAACCGAGCCATTGCGTCCAAGGCGGGGTTAGTTGCGCCATCAAGCTGGCCGCCAACTGGTCCACGGCATCAGGTGCAGTTCCGTCGAAGACCTTGTCGCCTCTCTTTCCTCCTGGGATGTTGTGACGGAGCCCCGCATCTCGGTTCGGAAGGCAGAATTCGTAACACTCTTCCCAATGGCTTTCCCAAGTACTTCGTCGTTCTTTGGCCCGTTTGTAGCGCTCGACAGCATCCTTTGGCGTAAGAGGGGCCATGTTCATTCTCCAAGAAGGCTGATTCGACTGGGAGCCAGTTCTTTTGATACGAGGAATCCACGGGGGGAAGTTGCGATCGTTCCGGCAACACTCCGTCGCCTTCGACGAAGCGCGTCCAATCTGCGCTCACGGTCCAACTTTTCTTGGTTCGGTGCCGCAACCTTTCGGGAATTTTCGGATGCTTTCGAAGGAGAAGAATTTGGAGGGGGAGCGCTGAAAAGCGTCTTACCGATGACCGGAATCAAATGAGTGGCCATAAAAGCTTCCTGAAATGAGGTGGTAATCAGAGGGGGCGATTTGCCGGCGCAGTTAAATACATGGAGATGTATCGTGCTCGGAAATAGGATAATAGTCCTTTTATCGGGCTGGTGTCAAGGCATTTCTGCTTTCTCCACCCGCGATATGACGATAAAGCTGCCACGGAGTAATCACCCATGGCGCGCGGATGCCTAGCACCCGCTTTACTGCCTCCACGCATGTGAATAGTCTCCATTGTGCGGTTGGAAAGCCGTCCCTCCGGACAACGGTCTTGACTACCGTAAAACCAAATTGGCGATACCATTCGGCGACATCTTCAATGTCGAAGCCAGAAATAACACCAAGGTTAGTAAAATTTGACATTGGATCTACGATAATCCACTGATCATGCTTTCCGACAACGGTAAAGCAGTGACGGAATCCCGGTCGAAGAAGCTTCGCCCATCGAATGCTGACGTCTCCCATAAAGATAACAAGAGCACTACATTTTGCGGCTGTAATGCAGCAATCAGGAATCGAATGCCCTATACCGGTCTCGCACGTCCTCACTCGACGATTCCCTTATTTGGTAACAATGTCGTTAAATGCCTGAACGCTTTATACTAAAATTGAGAGACTTACCGTTCTTTCGGACATCAAACATCCAACGAGTCGCCGAACTTCCGAATATGGCTGAGGGGTCTCTGATTCCGGTTTTGGGGTCAAACTCTCCGTGATGTATCTGCCGAGTTCACTGTTCTCTCCACGGTAGGGATGTTGCCCTCCGCACTATGGCGTTAGAAGACGTTGGCGGATCAATGTTGAGAACGCGCTCATTTGATCGAAGCATCGCAAGCCTCAGTCGATCTTGCCATCGCCGTCGTCCCGGCAGGGGCAAATCTTCCTCGTTTGCGGATTCAATTGACCTCCTTGACTTAAGCGGTTGCCTCCTTGCTTGACCAGATGAAGTCGGTTCCGTCGCACCACATGCGATGCAGAGTCACCGCCAGCTTTCGAGCTGCGGCGACCTTGGCTTTCTTTAAGCCGTTTCGCTTTGCCAGCCTGAGCCCCCAGGACTTGAGAGGGCACCGCTTCGGGACACGCGTGAGCAGCACGCCGGCCGCATCGAATAGGTAGGATCGCAGCATGATATCGCCGCATTTCGAGATGCGCCCCGTCCAATCGACTTCACCTGAGGCATGACGTCTTGGCGTCAGTCCGACATAGAGTTCCATAGCTGACCTCCTATTTGTCAATCACTCTGAAGCTGGCCTAAGCCAGACTTCGTTGAACCAGGGAGAGCCGCACCAGGAGGTTACATCGCCGGCAACCAACTCCTGGAATTACGCCATGTTGAAAAACTCCCGAAAGGCCTGAGTCGTTGCATCAGTTGAAACCGATAAGGCTACTGTACGAAATGTCTTCTCCATGACCGTCTTGGAGATGCAACGATCTTGCGCCGACAGAGCCCCAAAATAGTTTTTCAACAGCCTCGGCTATGTGCCAGCAGTAGCGGACTAAACATCTACACCCCAGTTCCACTGCTCCGCGATAAACGTTGTCAGGATCCTAGTCTGGTTTCTCAGCCAGAGATCTTTTGAAAACAGGCGCGGTGCACAGTATCTTCTTGACAGCCGACATCAGCTGAATTAGGAATATTTTCTACAATACAAAAGTTAGCTGTCAGTGTCAAGGTTTATATGAAAATTTTCCTAGTGCATAAAAAGGTTTCCCATATGACAGTGTTCCGATGTTGAAGCATTCTGATATCTGGCGCGCCATTGACCATCTCGCTCGAGAACACGGTATGTCAGCATCGGGCCTCGCGCGCCGGGCGGGCCTCGATCCAACCACATTCAATAAGAGCAAGAGGACGACAAAAGAAGGCAAGCTTAGGTGGCCGAGCACCGAAAGCATTTCTAAGATTCTTGATGCAACAAATTCTAATATCGGCGAATTTTTATCTTATATTGGCGAAGGTTCTTCCAGTATAATTATTAAGAATATTCCTGTCATTGGATATGCCCAAGCTGGATCTGAAGGTTTTTTCGACGACGCGGGCTATCCCACGGGTGCGGGCTGGGATGAAATTCCCTTTCCAGATGTCGGCGATCCTTATGCATATGCACTGGAGATTAGTGGCGAGAGCATGGAGCCTGTTTATCGTGACGGTGATATTGTTATCGTCTCTCCTCACGCGAATATTCGACGAGGTGACCGCGTGGTTCTAAAAACACGCGAAGGAGAAGTTATGGCAAAGCTTCTTCGTCGAAGCACCGCACACAAATACGAGCTCAAGTCTCTAAACCCCGAGCACGAAGACAGAGCCTTACCAGTTGACGCCGTAGAGTGGATCGCCCGAATTACTTGGGCGAGCCAATAGAGCATTTAGTGCACACATCTTTTGCGCAAATGGCTTTGAAGCTAGGGGATGAAAGCATCTTTGAATTCACGAATTGACGAGGCTAATTTGCTTGATGGAAGATCGGTGCTCGAAGAATTTGCGGTATCAGCTGAGGCGAGCAGTTGATCCAGGATTGAGGGGCGGGTTCATGAACGAAATTACTGGAGCGGCCTGACTGAACAGTCGACGTAAGAGAAAACGGTTAGGCGGAACTGTGATCGGCACCGCGCCAGCATGGCGAGTCGGTTAGCGCGGACTCCATTGTTGCAAACGTGTTTAGATTAAGATGGAATAACCTGAGCTAGTTATATCCCAACTTTATTGCAGGTAAGGCAGTTGTGGAGAAGGCCCCTGGCCAGTTTGGTTTGGCCAGGGGCATCATTAAACGAGTAACTCCGCGTCTAATGTCATCTTGGGCGGTTGGTCTTTCGGCTTTTGAGGGCGAGTTAAACTGGTACGAAGCTTAAGCTATTTGGCTTCGCCCTCGCGATGCGCTTCTCTCTTTGTTTACAAAAGAAGCCCAATTGGGTAGAGCGCCAAGCTCTGATGTGATGACCTTAATTTGGGAGTTAATTATGTCCCGCACGAGAGGTTCCAGCTGCCTAGGTCGAGTTGTGTTGGGCTTATTACACCGGCGGGGCGGGTGGGGCGGAAGTCAGTACGTTTTGCCCATTGTTGTCAGTTGTCTTCAGATGGATGTTTTCGGGTCCTTTGTTTGAATAGGCGTGCAGAAGCGCTCTATTCCAGTAACACCTGCCACCGAATCCACCATATCCGATGCTTAGGCGGCTGTTAGTATTGAAAACGCAGTTCCAGACGTTCAGGTTACCCATTATTTGACCGATCCCGTTCACAATCTGGAGAAAGCCGCCTTGCTCGTTGGCCAGGATCGCTACACCTTGGATATCATTGTTGATGCAGCAGATACTTGAGCCGCTGTTGTCCTGTCGAATCAGGAAACCACCATTTTTTATATGACCGTGCTCCCATCTATTTGCGATAACACTGGTGCCCGCACTATTTCTGAACCGCAACCGCAGCGCCTGTTGAGAATCAGAACCTGCTGCCTCGAATGAATTGCCCTGGATCAGAGCGCCGAAGCAGTTTGAGAGTTGAATGGCCTCTTCCTTGATGCCGCCACACTGCACCCAATTGTGTTCAAACGAGGGAGAGGTCTGCCCTGCGCCGTCGAGTTTCAGAAGCGCACCCGCCATATTCTGGAAATCGCAATGCTGAACCTTCACATTCGAGGCATAACCTCCTGGTTCACCGTACACCCCTCGGCCACCCCGGCGAAAATAGCAGCGATGAATAAGCACGTTGTTTGCGGAGCCAGCTCCAAAAACATTATTCTTCGCAAAGTAGTGAGCCGTTGCGTTCAGATCGGTTGTATTCGGATCCCATTGATGCCCAATATCATAGACCTGGACCCACCGGAGCGTATTACTAGGCCAGCCCTTCCCGTCAGGCTGCCAATAGAAATGGCCCTTGTTTTGGCTTGTCTGGGTCAGCATACCGCCGCCCCGAATCTTCAGGCCCGGCAAGCTACTGCTAACCTTGATGAAATCCGTTAACTTGTACTCGCTTCGAGAGCCGTTCTTGTAGGCGGGGGGGATGATCGCCTCTGCATTGAAGCCGTTCACCGCGTCGCCGGAACGTGGTGTGATTTCAGAGGCGCGGGACTTCAAGGTATTAAACATTCGTTGCAGGGCGGCGGTATCGTCGTGCACGCCATCTCCGTAGCAGCCAAATTCTAGGGCGTTTGCGATTAGCGGGTGCGCGCCCATACGCCAATATTTCTTGTTTCCTGACGCAACGTTAGGGGCGAAGAGGTTTCCACGGTCCTCCGCACGCGCGTCGTTTATCACTTTAAACGCCCCGCCGCCGTGCACGTTGTCGCTATAGTACGCGTCAACCCATATACGATCACCGACAGCAAAGGCAGCCACGTCGAGAGCCTTCAACGCAGCAATGGACGCAACAGCAGTTTTAAAGGGACCCTTCCCAGACGGGGGATTGACGAATTCAATCGCGTCCGCGCTGGAGTTGACAGCTAGGTACTTACTCGCCTGGCCGCTGTAGCTGGCCGGGGTATCGGTTAGTTCGGTTAGTTCGATCAGAGAGGAAGATCCACCTGCGGGAGGATTGATGAACTCGAGCGCATCCTCCGCCGTATTGAGCCGAAGGTACTTACCTCCGTGTCCGGAGAAATCCGCAGGTGTGTCTGCAAGCTCTGAGAAGGCTGAGGCGCCGGCAGGACCCTCCGGCCCCTGCGGTCCTTCAGGACCCTGAGCACCAGTGTCTCCTTTCGGGCCCATTGGGCCGAGCGGTCCTTCAGGACCCTCAGCACCAGTGTCTCCTTTCGGGCCCATTGGGCCGACCGGTCCTTCAGGACCCTCAGCACCTGTATCTCCTGTCGGCCCCACCAGCCCCTGCGGTCCTTCAGGACCCACCGGTCCCTGCGGGCCTTCGGGACCGACGGGAGGATCGACAAACTCGAGGGCATCCTCTACCGTATTGAGCCGCACAAACTTACCGCCCTGTCCAGAGAACTCCACAGGCGTGTCGGAGAGTTCAGAGAAAGTCGCTACTCCGCCACCGGAGGGAGCGTCGATAAATTCCATACCGTCCTCTGCCGCGTTGACCCCAATCAGCTTCCCGCTCTGGCCACTATAGGTGGCCGGGGTATCGGTCAGTTCGGTCAGGGAGAAAGCCCCTTGCGACAGGGGATCGACGAACTCGAGAGCATTCTCCGTCGCATTGAGCCGCACATGCTTGCCGCCTTGTCCGGAGAAGTCGGCGGGCGTGTCTGCAAGCTCTAAGAAAGTCGATACTCCGGAACCAGACGGCGCATCGACAAATTCCGTACCATCCTCTGCCGCCTTGACCGCAATCAGTTTACCACCCTGCCCATTATAGCTGGTTGGTGTATCCTCCAGCTCAGTGAACGAATATGTGCCGCCGGTGGTTAGAAGCTTTAGAGTATCTATAAGGGAATCAGTCGTGCCATTTACAGTTAAGCTTAGATTATCCATATTTTATACCTATTTTATTTACCTAATATAATTAATTTAAATAATAAGTATATATTTTTACATATAGCATATTATGATTTATTTGTTCACACTAAATTATTGAAATGTTAAAACGATAAAACTCGGCGCAATTTAGAGCGCAGACGCTTCTATCTGATTGGGGATCTTGATTGCTAATTAACCACTCTGCACGGGACTATTAGAGCGACTTTTGCGGAACTGGTAATATTTTGTGGTCTATTATACTGGTTTGGTATTTCACCATACCGCAATTCCGGCTATTGGCCATCCCGATGTATATGCTCTACAAAAAGCCTCCAGGTTAGCGTAGTTTTCGGCGCTTTCTCGTTTGATAGAAAATTTCAAGAAATTGAAGGTGCTTCTGATCTCCGATCAGTCCCGTACCGCCCACTAGAATACCAAAGTGTGGAAACTACTTTGAACCGGCAGAACCTGCTATCATGAGTGCTGGAATTGAGCAGAGGCTGAAGTTCGAGCGGAACATTTTAGTATGTACTTCTGGAGGTAACGCACATCTACTGCGGACCTAATTTACGACGGAGGACTATAAAGTCAGGACATTCTTTTAGAATAAAGCGAGAGTAAAAAAGTTATTATATTATTGATTCTATGAACCAGTCCCGGAATGAAGCGCGCGAATTCTATATTCTTTCAAGTAATTTATGAAACTAGACGGTTTCTATGGCCGTGCTGAACCTGTGATTTGATCAGCGAGCAGACGGCGCGAGATTCCGCGGTACATATATGTGTAAACGCATTTTACTAGACATCGCAGTTCTTTTCTTATCGCGCGTCTTGATCGTAAACTCTAGAGTGTTAAGGGTTCACCAAAAGAACATCTACGTTAGCGCTATTCTGATTTTCCGCTTCTCTTTCTAGTAGGTGTGTTGAGAGAGAAATATTCAGTTTGATAATATTAAACGATCCTATTCCATTTATTACCTGCATTGTTTGAGGGAGTCGCATTTCCTCGTAAGGAATAGCTTGTGATTTCCCTAGTATCCGATTCCAGCAAAAAAAGTACATGAATCAAAAAGGTAATCCTTGAAGGGGTTTTGCATGAAATCGTCCGTATCTGGATCTAGTTTACCGTGCCGACCCTCAACGCAACCCTTATGCCCAATTTTCTCAGTCAAACCGTTCGATTCTTAGATACAGTTTCCCCCAATGTGGATGGAGATGGCACGCTGTCCTTTGCATCGCTTCTCAGCTAATGCGAGAGTATGGCATTGGATTTATTGTTTAAGTTGCTTGTCGTTTCCAGACGAGGTATCACTCCAACGTTTCTGAGAACATAACTAGTGCGCGAGATTACAATGTTAAACGTGTCGGCAATGCGCCCCTTTAGACCAGAAGACAAAATGAATAGACCATTTTTTCACAAGCATCCGAAATATATATATTGTAAACTCTTGCGGACAAGTACGATGTTATACATACAGATGAGCTGGCGACATTGGGGCTACCAGCATGAAGCTGGTCGAATAGTCTCTGGTATTCGTGGTGGTATTCTGGCAGAGGCCTTTCGATCTTAAATCGCAAGGCGCCGTCCACTATCCTTGTTTCCGACTTGGCCTACCAGCACCCAAAACACCGCAGATATCATAGGTAGGTTAATATACCTATTTTATGCCTATGTCAAGATCTACATTTTGATAGCCGGAATTACGCTATGTATAAGACGCCAACACAGCCCGGAAACCCTCAAATTAGACCAAAACGACCTCTCCTAAGGAGTGACAGCCAGCAATTAATACCAACGGCAGGCCTCAATTGACCGGTATTTCGAGGTGTCCATATGTATTCTTAACCTTCTTACATTACATGTTTATGTTATGGCAAGGAGGGCATCATGGCGGGTACGACATCAGCGAAAGTATGGAGTGATAACGGTGGCAAGCTCGATGCGGTGAGCAAGCGTGCCGAGCATTGTCTGAGCATTTTGGAGCTGGCCAAAGAGCTTGGCAATGTTGCCGAGGCCTGTCGGTGACGCGCCGGTTTCATCAATGAAGATCAGGCGTTCCAGATTGAGATCGAGTTGGCCGTCGAACCAGATCTGTCGCCGCGCGAGGACATCCGCACGCTGCTGTTCCGCTGTATGCGCCATCTTTTTTTGTGCATGATCCCGCGCTCGGCAAAGAAATGCTAGTGGATAGGCCGGGACAAAAGAGTCCTGACAGGATTCCCTTGATGGACGTTCTGTGCGAGTCTTGGGGATGCGCACCGGCATCAGCTTTTCAGTCT